GGAAACAATCTTTTAGAGCTGGAATTTCCACTTGCAGAGGAAGCTGCCGGCGGCAGACAGCAGTTTCTGATGGGACTGCGCGAAAGCAAACTGAAAAATGATGATCTGATGGATACTTTTTACGATATGATCATTGACAGTTACGATTATGTTGGGAATTATCTGATTCTGATTTTCCACGATGCCTACGATGTCATGACCAAAACTTCAGACAATGACAAATTAGATGAATCAGAAGAAGTTTACGAATATCTGCTGTGTGCAATCTGCCCGGTAAATCTGACAAAGCCGGTGCTTGGTTATCGTGAGGACGAAAACCGCATTGAATCACGAATCAGAGACTGGGTTGTCGGGATGCCAGATACAGGTTTTATTTTCCCAGCATTTACTGACCGAAGCACCGACATCCATTCTGTGCTGTTTTATAGTAAAAACACGAATGAGCCACACTCTGAATTTATGAAAGCAGGACTTGGTTGCGAGGCAAAAATGACAGCAGCAGAGAAAAAGAAAGTGTTCCAGAACATTTTAAATGATGTGCTGGGAGAAGATGATGCAGAAAATAATAAGATTTGCTTGGAAATACACAGCGTTTTGGACGATACCTTAATCGCAAATGGAAATGCTGATCAGGAGGAAGAATCACAGAAAGTCGAACTTACACAGGATATCCTTAAAAATTGTCTGGATGAAGTCGGACTTCCAAAGAATATGGCAGATTTGATTTTGAAAAGCCGTAGAGAACTGCTTCCTGTGGACACACTTGTATCAGAAGTTGTAGATAAAAAGGCTGTTGCAGAAGCAAATAAAATCAACTACATAGCAGATTTAAAAGAACTGTTGAAAGCCGCAGCAATTAAACTGGCAGAGACATTTTCAGACGAAGATGCACTTGTAAAAGAAATCAGAGAAAAGATTTGAAATAAATAAGATCAGAAAGGAGCCGAACCAGCGCGCATAAAGGGTACCCGGTTCCTGCAAAAAAATGATAAATGGAGAATTAATAGTAGATAACTTTGCCGGTGGTGGCGGTGCATCCACCGGGATAGAATTGGCAACCGGATACAGTGTTGACATTGCCATCAACCATGATCCAGAAGCTATTAAAATGCACAAGGCGAACCACCCGAACACTAAACATTACTGTGAGGATGTATGGCAGGTAGACCCGGTGAAAGCCTGTAATGGGCACCCAGTGGCACTTGCCTGGTTTAGCCCAGACTGCAAGCATTTTTCTAAGGCAAAGGGCGGAAAGCCGAAGGACAAGTTTATTCGCGGACTTGCATGGGTAGCCTGCCGGTGGGCGGGACTTGTTCGACCGAGAGTTATCATGCTTGAAAACGTGGAAGAATTTAAGACATGGGGACCGTTGAACAGAGGACACCATCCTATAAAAGCAAAACAGGGAAAAACATTTGAGAAATTTGTTCAGCAGCTTACAGATCTAGGATATGAGGTACAGTTCAAGGAGTTGGTAGCGGCAGATTATGGGGCACCGACCATGCGAAAGAGATTTTTCATGATCGCCCGGTGTGATGGCAAGCCGATTGTCTGGCCCGAGCCGACACACGCACCGGCAGACAGTGAAGAAGTCAAGAAAGGATTGCTCAAACCATATGTTGGAGCATACACACAGTTAGATTTTTCCTTGCCATGTCCGAGTATCTTCGATACTTCAGAAGAAATAAAAGAAAAATACGGAATCCGGGCAGTGAGACCACTGGCACAAAAGACAATGGACAGGATAGCAAGGGGATTAAAAAAATTCGTTCTGGATAATCCAGAGTCTTTTATCATTCAGTGTAATCATGGTGGTGAGCGTAGACCGAACGATATCCGGGAACCGATGCCAACCATTACAGGAAAACATGGTTACGGTGTGGTAGAACCTTACATGATTCCTATTGGATATGGTGAAAGAGACAGACAGGCACCCAGAGTACATGATGTAGAGAAACCATTGCCGACCATAGTTGGGAGTGGAAAACATTATCTGTGTGAGCCGTACATGGTGCAGATTGGGCAGACTGGATTTACAAAAGACCGAAGCAAGGATGTTAGAGAGCCGCTTACAACGATTGTGAGCAAAAATGAGCATTGTCTTATTAGTCCTACATTGATTCAGTACCATTCTGAAACTTCAAAAGATGGAGTAAGAGGACAGACTATAGAAGATCCAATCATGACAGTTGACAGCTCAAATAGATATGGACTGGTCACATCATTCCTGCATAAGTACTATGACGGAGGATATAAAGGTGCTGGGGAAACAGTAGAAAATCCGCTTCCGACAGTGACCGCATGGGATCATAACAGCGTTGTTACTGCGAATCTGATCCAGATGAACAACCACTGTGACGGAAAAGATATCAGACAGCCATTACCAACGATCACAGCCGGTGACGGACATTTTGGAGAGGTCAGAGCATTTCTGATTAAATACTATGGACAGGGAACAGGGCAGGATATCAAAGATCCGCTTGATACAGTTACAGCACAGGATCGCTTTGGATTAGTGACCATAAATGGGACAGACTATCAGATCGTAGATATTGGACTGCGGATGTTGGAACCGCGGGAATTGTATGGATGCCAGGGATTCCCAGACGATTACATAATCGACCATGACTATACAGGAAAGACATATCCGAGAAGCGAGCAGGTCAGAAGATGCGGTAATGCAGTGTGTCCGCCAATTCCAGCTGCATTGGTAAAGGCAAATCTGCCGGAAATGTGCATTGCAGAACGGATGCCGAACATGAGGATTGAACCAGAGCAGACCGGACAGCTCCGGTTTGCGTAGTTAAATTAGAATTTAAAGGTAAAAAAAACATGGCATGGTACGCACTTTATAAATGGTATAAAGATTGGAGCAGAATAGGATACCCTAATATGATTAGTTGGTATTCTGAAAAGCTGAATCCACCAAAATGGACAATATTAAAATTCAAGTGAGGTAATAAGTAATGAGAATATTCAGATTTATAAGAGCGTGGTTTTATTATTCGACTTTCCGAAACTATCTATATTCAGAAGGTACAAAACCTGCTCAAACACGTTTTCAGTATGCAAAGGGGCATAGCAAAACAAATTTAGCGAGGTGATTTATTATGACAGTACCAAAAACAATTGAAAAATATGCAAGAGAATATGTAAAAACAGAATCTCAAAAAGCCTATCAGAAAGTAGTTGACTGGCTTAATAAGTATACAGATGCCGATGGTGTAGATATTGGAGAAATATCTATAGTATCAAAACCAACAGGAGATAAACAATTTGAAGATGGCGAATATTGTGAGCAATGGTCAGTTGGATATGAGGGAGATAGCTTTGAGGGATATTATTATCATAAAATGCGTGAGAATGATAGTTATTTGAAATACACATATTTTTGTTAAACTGAACATTTAGAATTTATTGGAGGATACAAAAAAATGAAAAATGGAATTCACGGAAACAGAAAACAGCTTGAGGAATTATCAGTGAATAGGATCCTGGGTGAATTATATGATAAGGCGAAAGCTGAAAATGATGGGAAAGTTCATATAAGAGAAATTGAGGACGGACATGTTGGAGATACTATAGAACTTTATTAATAATCACTTAAACTGAACATATCCAAAATGGAAATAGCTAAAATTTAGAAATTGAGGAAAAGAGCATGTATCGTTACGGTGACGAAAAGATGGATTTTTCGGAAGCGGTATTAATTGCAAAGGTGCGATTATCTCCAGAAGATTTGGATAGATATTTCGCACCGGATATCGCATTGGCAATAAAAACGATTATAAATGGTCTTGATAATGAAATTCGCAAAGCAAAAGAAGGTGGCTATATAAAAGGATGTATGGACACTGAAAAAGAGAAAAACAAAATTATAGAAAAATTGTTGGAGGAAAGGAAAACTATGTGCACAATGGAATGGAAAGAGGTTGAACCAGAACAAAGTGATTGGGAAAAACAAGTAAACATAGTCGCTTATTACGGAAGTGTCACTATTGGAAGTATTGTTTACTGCGGTGATGAGATAGGATGGCAGTCCGTGATTGATGGTCGCATGGATTTCATGCAAGCAAAATCCTTAGAAGATGCAAAAAGGGAAATGATTGATATACTGGACAATCATTGTACTGATCAGATTAACTATTATGAGGAACTGCGAGAAAGCATTGAAGAATTAAACTGAACTTTAACGGAAAGAAGGTGAGACGAAATGAAGATTATTATAGGAATCATAATATATGCGTTCATCGGATGCGTATTTGCTGGATTTTTAGAGGATGATACTTCACCAAATGCGGATACACTGGCACAGATAGCATTCTGGCCGATATTACTGCTTATTATCATTGCAGGTATACTTTCCACGATTCCAATAACAATTGGACGAGTATTAAGAGCCATTTTTGATTTTTTCAGCATGAATCAATAGGAGATATACAAATGATTATAAAAAGGTGTGATAGATGTGGGAAAACCTATGATAAGAATTCGATTTATGAATTACATCCAAGAATTGGAATCAAAGAAATAACTTTAGGACTTGGAATTGTAACAGATTCAGGAGGTTGTAAAAAAATATACGATTTATGCGATGATTGCGTGAAGGATTTTAAAAAGTGGATGAAAAACTCGGAGGGATGATGAACACAACAGAACATGGCGTAGAGGTTCGAAAAAAGATAAAAAAAGCAATTATCTGGTACATAGAACAGCATGGGTACGCACCTACCATTCGTGAAATCGGTGAAATGGTGGGATTAAGCAGCACATCCAGCGTTCATAATCATCTGATGAGAATGATTGATAATGGAGAACTGGAAACAGACGATAAAGTTGGAAGCCCAAGAGCTATCAGGGTGCCAGGATATAAACTTATGAAAAACTGAATACTGAAAATATTGCCGGCTGAAATATGCCGGTAAAAAAATACATATCAAAGAACGTATGTTCCGACCATATGTACGCAACTACAAACTAAAAAGAGCCTGTGCTGGTAACACAAGCCCTTTAGAAAGTGCTGTACACTTCCCTGAACAAGATGAGTATAGCATTTTCTACCCAGATCGTAAAGGGGGAATTGCTATGACAAAAGCAGAATTAATCAATGATGTAGTTTATGAGATGTCAGGATATCTGACATCGGAAGGAATTGACCGCCTTAAGACTGTGATCACTTTTAAGTTGGTCAACATTAATCTGACCACAACAGAGACGCTACCATCTACGGACGTGTACGACAACGAATGGATCATGAAGCGGTACATCATAGACCTCACAGCTACCGGCAGAAAGCAGAGCACGATTAAGCTTTACATCACAATCATTAAAAAATTTTTTACAGAAACAGGCTTGAATTATCACACCTGCACAGGGCAGGACGTGATGGATTATATCGCCACCAGACTGCATAAGGATAAAATCTCAAAGGCTTATGCTTCCACAATTCAAAAGTATATGAGCAGTTTCTTTGCGTGGGCGTATCGTAAGAAGCATATTGATGATGATGTATCCAGAGATATAGATAAAATCAGACAGCCGCAGAAGAGAAAAGAGCGTCTATCTGATGAAGAGATTGCCAGAGCATCCTTATCTATCGGTCATGATCTGCGATTAAATGCGTTGTTCGAGCTTATGCTGTCTGCTGGTCCTCGTGTCGGTGAGATCGTAAACCTTAATATTGACAACCTCGATTTTGCACGAAAGGAAATCCATATCTGGGGAGAGAAAACGTCACAGTGGCGCACCTGCTTTATGACCGAGCGCTGCAAACAGGCATTACAGCAGTATATCGGAAATCGCACGGAAGGCGCAGTGTTTATCGGTTTACGTGGCAGAGGACGGATGTGTAATAAGTCAATTGAGGATATGACAAAAGAGATCGCACTTGCTGGCGGTTGTAAATTCAGTGCTACGGTACATTCATTCCGCAAGACCTTTGCATCAAGGGAATATAGGCGGACAAAAGATGTGTTGTTTGTCTCAAAGAGATTAGGACATTCAAGCACTGATGTGACAATTAAATATTATATCTGTGATGACGTGGAGCTTGATCGTATGCAAGCTAATTTGGCAGCATAACAATATATGTTTTTATGTTGCAAAATATAATAAAAATACGGTTATAAGCATGATTTGTATGTTATAATGTTGCATAATACATAAGCAACTTTCACGAAAGGGGGGAATGTGCATGATGAGTGAAAAAGAAACGTATGAGATCTGTAATGAGGTAGACAGCTTCATAGCCAGAGAATTAACAGAATCAATAATACATAAGGTGTCCTACGATATGCTTGAGGCTCATTATGGTATTCTCCCGATCAGCAGGAGAAGCTTTTACCGGAAAAAGGAAATTGTGCTGGAAATTATAGAAAAGCGGACGACGCGGCTGGTGGAAGAGAAGAATGGGCAGTATATGATCGTATGGGGGAGAGAATTTTTTGATTGACGCATAAGAAGGTGATATAATAAACAAAAAGGCGAGGAGAGAGAAGTATGGATGTTTATAGTGTGATTCAAAATTTGGCGATAGGGATTGCCAGTGGAATATTTTCGGGTGTTATAGTATCAGTGGTGTTTTATATACTTGGAAATTATCAGAATGAAATTGATGATGCCAAAAATACAATTATGCCACTTTATGAGGTTATAACGCTAGACAAAGTCAGAGAAAAATGTGGATTAGAAGATATCAGTGAATATTTGGCGGTAATTAGAGCAAATGTAGATACGGTGGCGCTTAACTTGAATCCGTCAAAATATAATTATCAACTGCGACAAATTATGTTTGACATTAGTGAAATTATTTCAGATGGAAAATTTTTTGAGCGCAATGGTAGAGAATTAGTGTTTAACGAGAAAATGTTGCATGAGTTTGCAGTGGAGGTGGAATCACAGTTGAAACTGTTAAGAGAATGTGAAGGTAATTTTGGGAGAGGACTCACGGAAAGAATTATAAAAAATAAAGCTATATGGTTTACAGGTGCGATTGCTATTATAATAATTGTGATCGCATTGCTTATATGAAGTATAGCCAACCACCAATCACGATGGTTGGTATTTTTTTGCCCTAAAGTTGGCACAAACAATATGTAAGTACGTGATAAAATTTTGTTAAAAGAAATACCAGGGGGAAATAAAGTGAACAATAACGATTTGAAAAAGGCGTACTTACAATCATATATTCCATCCATAAATGCAGCCAAACGTATAGAGGAAGAAATAGAACAATTGCGACTGGATAAAATGATGCCGTCTGTTATTATGGATGATATGCCGCATGCACATAATAAAACAGATCTGTCTGATTATATGGCAAAGTTGGACGAACTGATAAATAAGCTAATAGCTGCCAGATACAAACGTATTGATCTATATGCAGAAATATTTGCAGATATTGAAAAGATGGAAAATGAGACAGAAAGAGAGGTATTAACATATCGGTATCTTCGTCGGTACAGCTGGGAAAAGATTTGTGTGCATATGGGGTATCAGTGGGCACAAATTCACCGGATTCATGCTAATGCATTAAAAAACTTCAATCCAACAGGAGTATACTATCAACTGATGATAGAAAATGAGGAATCTGATAAAGATGATACACAATGATACATATATTCGTGATAATATATAAAATGAAAAGAGCGCAAGTAGAGAAGAATCTGCTTACGCTTTTTTTATGGGCGTCGGATGGCGTCCTATTCCCCCTAAGTTATTTGAGGGATACTGATAAAAGAAATGGTGGTGATGGTCCTTGCCAAAGGCAAAAGATGCGAGAGCGGACAAAGCCTTTGAAATGTATAAGCAAGGGCTTAAGCTAATAGATATTGCAAATCAACTAGGAGTAGCAGAGGGAACGGTACGAAGTTGGAAAAACCGGTACAAATGGAATGGCGAAACGAATGCAACGTTGCAAAAAAATAAACGCAACGTTGCGAAAGAAAATAAACAAACAAAGAAAGTAAAAAAAGAGTCTGTTGCAGATGAAGTAGAAGCGGTGATACAAAACGCTGATTTGACTGATAAGCAACAGCTTTTTTGCATTTATTATATTCGTTGCTTTAATGCCACCAAGGCATATCAGAAAGCGTATGATGTTGATTATGCGACTGCCGTGGTAAATGGTCCTAGACTGCTCGGAAATGCTAGGATAAAAGATGAAATTTTCAGGTTGAAACAAGAACGTCTCAACAGGGAGTTCCTGAGTGAGTCAGACATCTTCCAGAAGTATATGGACATTGCTTTTGCCGATGTGACTGATTTTGTGGAGTTTGGAAATGAGGATGTAGATGTGATCCTGGACACTGGAGAACGAAAGACTATCACAGTAAGCCATGTCAATATCAAGAATGATGCGGATGTGGACGGAACGATTATTTCAGAAGTGTCCAAAGGCAAGGACGGCGTAAAGGTAAAACTTGCTGACCGGATGAAAGCTTTGCAGTGGCTTTCGGATCACATGGATCTTGCCACTGAGAAGCAGAAAGCAGAGATTGCATTACTGAAAGCCAAAGTTCAGACAGATGACGGCGATGAGGTTGCAGATGATGGATTCCTTGAAGCTTTGAATGGTACTGCCGCGGAGGACTGGGGCGATGAAGAGAATCAGTAAGATTAAGCGGGTTTTCAAGTTCAAGCCATTTTCCAAGAAGCAGCGCAAGGTATTGAACTGGTGGTGTGAAGATTCTCCGGTTAAAGATAAGGATGGTATTATCGCAGATGGTGCTATTCGATCTGGCAAGACGGTGAGTATGTCGCTATCGTTTGTTATGTGGGCGATGAGCACATTTGACGGCGAAAATTTTGGTATGTGCGGCAAGACAATCGGTTCTTTCCGCAGAAATGTATTATTTTGGCTTAAGCTGATGCTGCGAAGTCGCGGTTATACGGTGGCAGATCACAGGGCTGACAATTTGGTAATCATCACAAAAGGAGATGTGACCAATTATTTCTATATATTTGGCGGCAAAGACGAACGATCACAGGATCTCATTCAGGGTATTACCTTGGCTGGGGTCTTTTTTGATGAAGTTGCGTTGATGCCGGAAAGCTTCGTGAACCAGGCAACCGGACGATGTTCTGTTGATGGTTCGAAGTATTGGTTCAACTGCAACCCGGATGGACCGTATCATTGGTTCAATACCGGATGGATTGATAAGAGAGAAGAAAAGCATCTGTTGTATCTGCATTTCACGATGGATGATAACTTGAGTCTGTCGGAGAAAATCAAGGAACGATACCGTGGCATGTACACAGGTGTGTTCTACCGCCGGTACATCCTTGGACTATGGGCGATGGCAGAGGGCATTATTTACGACATGTTCGACACTGCCAAGCATGTGATTTCCAGCACGGCTGATCTGGTCAATGCAAATTATTATGTGTCCTGTGACTATGGTACACAGAATGCAACAGTATTCCTGTTGTGGTGCAAAGAACGTTCTGGGCGGTGGGTGTGCTGCCGCGAGTATTATTATTCCGGCCGAGATGAGGAAAGGCAGAAAACGGATAGTGAGTATGCGGATGATCTGGAGCGGTGGCTTGGTGATATAAAGCCGGTGAAGATCATTATAGATCCATCGGCAGCGTCCTTCATTGCAGAGTTGAAAAAACGAGGCTATGCGATCAAGAAAGCAAAAAATGATGTGTTGGATGGAATCCGGTTTGTGGCATCGCTGCTGAATCAGGAGAAAATCGCCATCAGTGACCAGTGCCCGAATACGATCAAAGAGTTTGGGTCGTATATCTGGGACCAGAAAGCATCTGAGCGTGGCGAGGATAAACCGGTAAAGCAGCACGATCATGCGATGGATGCTCTTCGGTATTTCTGTTATACGATTATTCGCAAGCCGGGCGGTATCAGCATTTTGAAATAGAGGTGAGAACATGGAACTTGAGGTTATGAAAAAACTCATAAGAAAATATGAACCGGGACATACAAAGTTTTCCTTTAATGCTATGCAGGCAGAGAGGTATTACCGGAATGAAACGGATATTTTAATTAATAAAATTAGTGATGAGAGAAAAGAGGATGCAGATAATCCGTTGCGTAATGCAGATAACCGGATTCCGAGGAACTTCCACGGACTTATTGTCAATCAAAAGGCCGCATATATGTTTACAGCACCGCCACTTTTTGATATTGGGAATGAGCATGGAAATGAAGTCGTGACAGAAGTACTCGGTGATGAATACCGGAAAAACTGCATGGAGCTGTGCGTAAATGCTTCCAATGCATCGGTGGGATGGATTCATTACTGGGAGGATGAAGATGAGACATTCCAGTGGGCGGTAGTCGACAGCAAGCAGATTATTCCGATTGAATCACACGATTTGAAAAAGAAACTGCTCGGTGTTCTTCGTGTGTATGATGAAATCGACGAGGAAACAGGAGATACCTATACAATTTATGAATACTGGGATAAGGAAAGTTGTTGGACGTTCCGGCGGAAGTGTGGCGACACTTTAGAAGATGGGCTGTTCTACTACAACACTTTCATGGTGCCGGATACCGGAGATTTTGTCGCAGAATATCGGCATGAATTCGGAGAGGTGCCTTTTATTCCATTCCCGAACAACAACACGAATACAAACGATCTGAAAAATATAAAACCGCTGATAGACGTTTACGACAAGGTCTACAGCGGTTTTATTAATGATTTGGATGATATACAGGAATTGATATTTGTGCTGTCTGGGTATGGCGGAACTGATCTCGACACGTTTTTATCAGACTTGAAAAAATACAAAACTATCAAGGTTGATGGAGATGATGGAAGTAATCCGGGAGTGAGCACGCTCAACATTGAAATACCGATTGAAGCACGTAACAGCGTGTTGGAAGCCACCAGAAAGGCTATTTTTGAACAAGGGCAGGGATTTGATCCACAGCCGGAGAATTTTGGGAATCAGAGTGGAGAAGCTCTTAAATTCATGTATTCATTGCTGGAGATGAAAGCCGGGTTGACTGAAACGGAGTTTCAGCTTGGGTTTGCACGTCTGGTAAGAGCGATATGCCGACATGAAGGGATTGATTGTAAGAAAATCATTCAGACATGGTCCCGCACCTGTGTAAAGAATGACACGGAGCAGGCGCAGATTTGCAAGGATTCGGTTGGAATTGTCAGTAAAAAGACGATTCTCAAAAATCATCCGCTTGTTGAGGATGCGGACGCAGAATTAAAACAGTTGGAAAAAGAAGCGCAGGAAGCACAAGAGAAAGCAGATGCTTATATTGGAGCTTTTGATTCAAAAGGTGAGGAGAAAATAAATGAAGCAAACAGTGATGATTCTGGGGACAGAATATCAAATAGAAATACATAAATGGTCAGAGGACAAAGCATTAAGCCAAAATTCGTGGGCTGGTTACTGTTGTAGTGAAATTCCACTGATTGTTATAGCAGATTTAGATGATGAAGAGCATTTTTGGTTTCACAATGACGAAGAAAAAGATGCGTACTTTAAGAGCTGCTTGCGCCATGAAATTATTCATGCATTTTTGAATGAAAGTGGATTGAAAGATAATTTTGAACATACTCCGCACGCTGGGCATGAAGAAACGATGGTTGATTGGATAGCAATTCAGTTTCCGAAGATTGCAACAGTATATAAAGAGTTGGGGATTTTATGAAATGAGGTGATTGCATGGAAAAGCGGACAAGTGAATATTGGCAGGAACGTTTCCAGCAGTTGGAAGAAGCGCAGCATGACACATCCGTTCAGACCATGCAGAGTATCGAGCAGGAGTTCCGGCGTACGGAACAAGTATTAGACGGAAAAATTAATGCTTGGTATCAGAGATTTGCATCCAATAACAAAATTTCAATGATAGAGGCAAGGAGATTGCTCAACAGCGATGAGCTGGAAGAGTTTAAGTGGGATGTACAGGATTATATTAAATATGGAGAAGAAAACGGTATCAATCAGCAGTGGATGAAAGAACTTGAGAATGCTTCGGCAAAGGTACATATCAGCAGATTGGAGGCACTTAAGTTACAGACACAGCAGGAATTTGAAAAATTGTACGGAAATTATCATGATTCCATAGATGAGCATATTACAAATCTTTATACATCTGGATATTATCACACAGCATTTGAAGTACAGCGAGGTATGGGTGTTGGCTGGCAGATGCAGAATTTTAATTCAGAGAAAGTCAGTGATATTATACATAAACCGTGGGCTGTTGATGGACGTAACTTTTCAGATCGTGTTTGGACGGACAAAACAAGACTAATTAACAGTATGCATGATTCTTTAACTCGAATGTGTATTACAGGGGAATCACCGGATAGAGCTATACAGGAAATATCCAAGAACATGAAAGTGAGCAGGTCACAGGCTGCGAGGATTGTTCAGACGGAATCGGCGGCTTTTTCTGCCAGGGCACAGGAATCATGTTTTTCTGATCTTGGTGTGGAAGAGTTTCAAGTGGTTGAAACCTTAGATAGCAATACGTGTGATACATGTGGAGAGATGGATGGAAAACATTTTCAAATGAAAGATTATAAGATTGGTGTTACCGTACCGCCATTTCATCCGAATTGCCGTGGCTGTACATGCCCTTATTTTGATGATGAATTTGACAGTGTGGGCGAACGTGCTGCCCGTGGCGAGGATGGAAAGACCTACTATGTGCCGGCAGATACGACGTTTGAGGAGTGGAAAAAATCGTTTGTTAATGGTGATGCGGACTTTGTGTCAAACAGTTTCCAACCACGATATGGAGCGGAAAAGGAGTGGAAACATGTTAAATTTAAGACCAAAACAGAAAACATACAAGAATATACTGACAAAAAACGGGAGCAGAATTTCTTTGGGATTCCAGTTGATAAAACTGCATCTTGGATAGGGAAAGATAATAAAATTGGTAAAGTAGAGGATTTACAGGAATATTTTGTAAATGGTGAAGCTTTCAAAGTTGATGGAAAGAGAGTGCTGTTGGATTATTCGGAACATGAAAAAGAAATTGCAAATATTATTGCAAAAGGAACTGGGAAAGATATAAAGATGGTTCCAAGGATAACGTTCCCTCAAAATATACAGACACCGGATTACCTGATAGATGGAATAAAATTTGATTTGAAAACTCCCCTTGGAAATGGAAAAAATACGTTGTATGGGATGGTAAAATCGAAAAAGAAACAAGCAAATAATTTTGTTATATGTGCTGACAAAACTGCACTAAGCATGGATGAGATAGAGCAACAGATACAAGGAATTTATAGCTCAAGAAATACGGCATTTGTTGATATAATTATTTTGGTAAAGAATCAGGAGATTGTGAAAATCTATAAAAGAAATAAATAAGAGCCATTTTCGCTCCCGGCAACTCTGTATAACACAGAGGCAAAGGGGGGAACAAAATGACTCTTATTAAGATATCTTATGTATATATTACAACAATATCCGTAAAAAAGCAATAAAAACCAGTAATAACAGGGCAACCGGAAATCTATGAACCGAACAGCGCAGAGGTGACGCTAAGTAAGTTCCTCCGGCAGTCCTGTTTTTATATTGTCTTTTATCCGCAGACATTAAAGAACGGCATTACTCATCTGGAGAATAAACAGAGAATCCCAATACCCGGAGAGCGGGAATAAAAATCTATGGAGGATAAAAAAAATGGAATGGTTAAAGGCAATTTTAGAAAAGGCAGAGATTAAAGATGGAAAACTTGATGTGGATGCAGTCATGAATGCGGCACAGAAAGAGTTCCCAAAACATGCAGTACCAAAAGATGATTTTAATAACAAAGTCAAAGAGTTGGAAACTGCAAATGACACGATCACAGAGCTTAAAAAATCCAATGGAGATAATGCAGATTTGCAGAAAAAAATTGGAGAATATGAAACAGAGATTAAAGACCTTAAATATTCAGCAGAGAAAACAGCAAAGACATACGCCTTAAAAGAATCTCTTGCAAAGCAGGGAGTTCTGGATCCAGACTATCTGATTTATAAGGCAGGTGGGCTGGATAAGTTCAACTTCGATAAAGAAGGGAAGCCTGTTGGCGTAGAGGATGCTGTGAAACCATATAAAGAGGATGCGGCAATGGTACATTTGTTTAAACAGGAACAGCAGAAACCACCGTATAATCCGAAAAATGGTGGCGCAGGTGGTACAACAAATCCATTCGCAAAGGAAACATTTAATCTGACTGAGCAGGGACGTATTTTAAAAGAAAATCCAGCACAGGCAAAAGAGCTTGCCACTGCGGCTGGAGTAACGATTTAAGAAAGAGAGGATAAATATTTATGGCAATTACAAAAATTTCAGACGTTATTGTACCGGAACTTTTTAACCCGTATGTAATGAACAGAACAATGGAGTTATCAGAGTTTTTCAAGAGTGGGATTGTGGTAAACAGTCCAGAATTTGATGTGTTGGCAAGCGAAGCGGCAAGAACACATAATATGCCGTTTTTTGAGGATTTACAGGGGGAATCCGAAGCGATTCTTGAAGATGTCAAGATGACTGCTAAGAAAATTGGTTCCAATGAGGATGTATCAACTACCATTTTCCGCCAGAATATGTGGGGAGCAACGAATCTTTCCGCTGCTTTGGCAGGTGCTGATCCAATGAAAGCGATTGGTGATCTGGTTGCGTCTTATTGGGCACGTGATATGCAGAAAGAGCTGATTGCGATTCTTACTGGAGTATTCGGTACAACTACAGCAGGATCGGAAGGAACACCGGCGGCAGAGACCAGAATGAAAGATCATATTCTTGATCTTACTGCAGGTAAGACAGAAGCAGCAAAGCAGATCAGTGCGTCAGCATTTATTGATGCATGTCAGTTGCTTGGTGATGCACAGTCACAGTTATCTGGCGTCGCAATGCATTCAGCAACAAAGTCTTATCTGAAGAAACTGAATCTCATTGAGACAGAGCGTGATTCTACGGATGTAGAGTTTGATACCTATCAGGGTAGACGTGTAACTGTAGATGACGGATGCCCAGTAGATGCCGGAGGTGTGTACACTACATATCTTTTTGGAAATGGCGCAGTAGCATATGGTAATGGTTCTCCTGTTGGGTTTGTGGCTACCGAGACGGATCGTGATAAACAGACCGGTGCTGGTATTGATTATCTCATTAACCGTAAAGCATTTATTTTACATCCAAGAGGAATTGCATACACTGGAGCAAAACGTGATCATGTGGAAACACCACTTCGTACAGAACTTGCAATGGCAGAGAACTGGAAACCTGTATATGAGTCAAAACAGCTTAGAATTGTTGCTATTAAACACAAAATCGGGTAGGTGATGATCATGGAAGGAAGTAGCAAGCTGACAGCCGAAAGGCTGTTAGCACTTCTTGGATTAAATGCCGATGAGCAGAGCATAGAAATATGTGTAGAGTTTGCATTGGATAACGCAAAAGAAATTGTGAAAAATTACTGTCACATTGATGAAATACCAGCAGAATTAGAAACAACAGTTTTGCGCATGGCAATGGATATTTACAGAAATGAAAAGCCTGGAGAATTAGAGACACCACAAAGAGTTTCTTCGGTTCAAATCGGTGATACTTCTACATCATTTGGCACTGTATCTGCATCATTTACAGATAGTCTCATGAAAAACTACAAATCATCTTTAAACCGATACAGGAAGGTAGTGTTCACATGAACATGGTAAGAAAAATCATTGAAAGTACATATGATGGAAGATGCACCGTGATGCAACGTGCAGAATGTGAGAAGCCTAATGGATCGACAGGATTTACTAACACTGTGATTTTAGAGAATGAGCCTTGCAGACTTTCTTTTAATAGTAAGGAATCTACCAAGGAAGGAGATAGAGCTTCAATTCAAACGCAAACTGTAAAGCTATTTTTAAAACCGGAGAAAATCATAGAGCCAGGTTCAAAGATAACGGTAACGCAGAATGGTGTCACAACGGATTATGCAAGCTCCGGTAAGCCGGCGGTATATGAAACACATCAGGAAGTTATTCTTGAATTGAAGGAAAAGTGGTCATAATGAGCGTAAAGTATAAAGAATTACAGGATTTCACAAGAAAAATCGAGGATTTCAATAAACAGCAGAAAGAGGAATTTATGAAGGCCTGCTGTAAAGAATTGGCTGCCAGATTATTAGCAAAAGTAATAAAGCGTACACCTGTTGGACATTATGAAAATAAAGTTGGCGGTACGCTGCGGCGTGGGTGGACAGCAGAAAAAACGGGTGATTCAAAGCGGGATACAACTCAGGCAATGTATGATAATTTATTTGGATCAGACCAAATAATATCTCAAGAAAATATGAGTGTTCGTAAAGAGGGAAACACATATATTATTGATGTTACAAATGCTGTTGAATATGCTGTGTACGTTGAATATGGACATAGAACAAGAGACCATAAAGGATGGGTTCCGGGAAAGTATATGCTGACAATTTCTGAAAATGAGTTGCGAACTGTTACACCACAGATTTTAGAGCAAAAATTACATAAATTTCTGGAGGATGCGATGAAATGATACAGAAAGTAATTGATGGTATTATTGTAGCAATCAGGACAGAATATGATTCAGCACATTTTAAAGTGTATACAGAATTGGTAGAGCAGGGATTAAGAAATCCGTGTTTTTCTGTTATGTGTCTGAATCCAAGTGTGGAAGTGACTGGAAAAGTTCGCTCAAGACGATATTATCCGTTTGTGATTGACTATTTTCCTAAATCAGATGATGAGCCTGTGGATGAATGTAATACCGTCTATGAGACTTTAATTGAATGCCTCGGTGATATTATTGTAGAGGATAAGATTATACATGGCAGTAATGTAAGTGGAAATGTAGTGGATGGAGTTTTACATTTTCAGATTACATATGATCTCTTTTTGCTCAAAAAAGAGGAATTAGAAAGCATGATGCAGTTTGAGGAAAGCACAAAAGTGATGTAAAGGAGGATAACATGGCAGAAACAAAAAAAGAACCAGAAAAGATTTTATTCTCAAAGGAACAGATTGTAAGTTCCATGAGATATAAAAAGTACAGAGATTTTTTGGTTGGAAATCTGGACAATGATAAAAATTATTCAACAGAAGAAATTGATAAGATGATTGATTCGTTTTATGGAAAGGGTAAGAGTGGAAAATAATGGCATTAGGTGGAGGAACATATTTAACACAGAATAAAGTACTTCCGGGGGCTTATTTTCAGTTCATTTCAAAAGCAATTGCATCAGCAACGTTATCAGACAGAGGCGTAGCTGCAATGGCGTTGGAACTGGACTGGGGTGCTGATGATAAGGTGATTGGTGTCACAGCTTCGGATTTCATGAAGGATAGTAAAAAAATATTTGGATTCGACTATGATGCAGCAGAAATGTTGTCATTAAGAGAACTTTTCAAACATGCGTCCAAAGTATATGTATATAAAGTTACTTCTGGGGGAGTAAAAGCTTCAAATACATTTGCGGAAGCAAAATATACAGGCAAAAAGGGAAATGACCTTAAGGTTGTTATTCAGACAAATGTGGATGATGGTGAAAAATTCGATGTGTTACTGTATCTTGGAACTGAAAAAATGGACAGCCAGACAGTTTCAAAAGCATCAGAGCTTATTGACAATGATTTTGTTGTGTGGAAAAAATCCGCTGAATTGTCTGTTACGGCAGCAACGGCATTAAGCGGTGGAACAAACGGTACTGCATCGACATCAAATCATCAGGCATTTTTGGATAAAATCAGTTCTTATCCAGATGTGAATGCAATTGGATATGCTGGATCTGAAAGTGCAGTAAAAGGACTGTATGCCGCTTTTGCAGACAGATTGAGAAATGATGTAGGCATTCGATTACAGGTGGTTATGCACGATTATAGTTCGGCAGATTCGATTTCATGTGTAAATGTGAAAAACAGTGCAGAACTTGTGTATTGGGCTACAGGTGTTATTGCCGGTACTGCTGTAAATAAGTCTGCAACGAATATGAAATATGATGGCGAATTAAGCATTAACACTGAATTTACTCAGGATGAACTTACAGAAGCTCTGGAAAAAGGCGAATGGGTGTTACATCAGGTAGGTACAGAGGATCATGTTCTTGAGGATATTAATTCTTTTACCAGCATTACAGACGAAATGGGCGATATTTTCAAGGATAATCAGACAATCCGTGTCATCGACACAAGAGCAGATTCCATTGCTTCAATTTTTGCTTCCAAATATCTTGGCAAGGTTCCGAATGACAAATCGGGAAGAGTGAGTTTGTGGTCGGATATTGTGAAAATTGATCAGCAGTTAAGTGATATCAATGCAATCGAAGATTTTGACCCAGAAGATATTACTGTAGAACAGGGCGATACAAAGAAATCAGTACTTATTAACAGCGCAATTACCATTATTAATACAATGGAAAAATTGTACATGAAATCAATGATTGAGTAACAGGAGGAAGATGGGCATGTCGAAACAGTTTATGAATACGCAGGATGCACCAAGCGCAAAACAGGCAGAGTTTTTTTGCACAATTAATGGAAGACGTTATTCTATGCTTAATGCAAAAAAATTTGAAGCAAAAGCAAATGTCAAAAATGCCGATGTAACAAGATTAGGTGCATTGATTGATGGTAAAAAAGCGGTCGGACTTACCATTAAATTCTCAATGACAGTTTATAAATGCAGCGAAATGTTTGATAAATTGATCGAGGAATTTAAGAATACAGGTTTATTGCCAACTTTTGAATGTCAGGTGACGAGTAGCGATTCAGCAACATGTATGGGACGGAGCACGAAGGTATATAAGCAGTGTGTAATTGAGGGAGATGTTCTCTTATCAATGTTTGATGCAGACGGTGAATTTGTCGAGCAGACCATTGAAGGATATGCAATGGATTTTGATTCACCAGAAAGATATACAGATCCAGAATATATGTAAAGAGTTAAGGCAGACAATTAGCAGATTATGCAGTGTCTGCCTTTATATTTTAAGAAAGAGGTAAGTGATATGGGAAATTTAGCA